CTGTGGAGATTCCAAATAGCAATCCCCATTAGTAGATACGTTAGCCCATGCCTGAATTAAGGATATGATTATGTCTTCCCCATGGAAAGCTTTTCTCTCACCCTCAGAGCTGTACCAATCATATGCTTTTGAGGCCTCCCCATCAGCATATGCTACTCTCCCGAACTTGTTAATCCAAAGATTCTTCCCATTACTAGATACCTTAGCTTCTGGTTTTACTAAGACATCTATACGTGAAAAGAAGTCAAACTCTTCGTTCTTAAGCCAGAAAACAACCTTATTGAATACCCCATCCTTAACACTAATTCCAGTGTATTCAGGTTCAGTCTTCGCTGCTACCCCAAGATCGTTGAGCTCTTTAAGTGTTGGATTAACTGCTACAATTGACATTGGGGCAATGCCTGTGTACAGAGGAATTCCACCCCCACCCCCAGTTACTTCTACGTCTGATGCGTTTGATTGAATAGCCATTAGTCTATAATTTCAAAGTTTGTGTATTCGCTATCGTTTTCTGCTGTGTTATCAGCAACTCTATCTACTGTATCATCTACAATAGTAAACCCAATGGATTTCTTAGCTCTCTTAGGACGCTTACCTCTAAGAGTTGGGTGCTGAAATAAATGCTTAACCCCATCTGCAGTTAAGGAGTATTTCTTTTGGATGGCCTTTCTATCCAACCCATCTTCTAAATCCTGTAGAATCCAAGATACTTTAAATTCTGCAGGGGTTGGTTGAGCTTCAACTTCCTCAACCTTAGTTTCTACTTGTGCATCAATCATGCTAGTAAAGTTTAAATGTTTGATTAATCAATAAAAATATTCTCCCACAATAGCTCCATCTCTCGACCTTTTAAGTGGTCACATCTAGAGCCAGCAGCTATATCATCACTAGAGTTGAAGGAAATCATATTCTTCCCATCTTCTCTATAGATATACCCAATAGCATCAGCATTTGAGCAGGTAATGTTGCGAATCTTACCTGTCAAATCGAGGTCCTTAACAGCAACCTCTTTGCCTTTCTTTTCAATCATCCTATCCTTAACGTGCCCAACTAAGATTATGTGGTCAGCAAGGGTCTCAAGCCTATCCAACCACTTCTTATAAGCTTTACGTAGATAGAAATACCCCCCACCCTGAGGTAAGGATAATACAGACAACCCCTTATTTTGAGGATCAAAGTTCTTCCCCATAGGGGTCTCTCTGTAAATCTTTTTAGCCTCCTCTTCACACCATACCTCAAGCTGAGTCACAGTGTCAATAGCTATGTATTTGTAAGGAGATTTACTCTCGTATATAGCCTTCCCAACCTCCGCAAGATGTGAGAGATTTTTTACCTTAATCTTTAGTGCATCTAACATGTCAGACCCTTCCTCTAAATCGAGAATCAAACAGTTATCTAGTTTAGACAAAGCTGTTGTTTTCCCAATCTTTGGGGGACCATAGATAACCATGTTCTTCGGAGATTTTCTAGAAGCTTTAACCTTCTTATCCGGTAGTAGTATTTTTTGGTCGTTCATTAATTGTGAATGTTGATAAATCTGTTTGAAAGGGGATCATCCCCAATAACCCATCACGATTCTTTTCTACGTGACAGGCAAGTAAGTTTATTGGGTCTTCCCCACAGTACGTATCTGTAATCCCATATAAATCGTGTGGACGCTGTAGCATCATAACTACATGTGCGTCTTGACCAATAGAGTCACCCCCGAAGAGGTCTGTAAGCAATGGTTGATACTGTTGCTTAGCTCTGTACTCCTGTTCAATATTACGATTTAGCTGAGATAACAGAATAGTTATAGTCTGCATCTTAGCTTGCACCCACATACACCCCTTTGATAGAGTGTTTAGTTTCTGTAATTCTGTATCCTCCCTCCCCTTCACAAGTCGTGAGTGGTCGATAAGATTGATTACAGTCTTTGATGGGTTTCTAAGAAATAACTCCTCATTAATAGCTACTATCTGCTCCATAGTCTGTGGAATGCTACAGAAATAGACAGGGTAATCTTTGTATTTCTCTACACTCTGTTCAAATCGTTTTAAGTCTTGCTCACTCAGTACATTATTGACTGATAAAAGCTCAAACGTTTGAAGCTTAGTGTCCTTACTACCTGCCCTAAGTATCTGCTGTTCCCCAGGCATCTCGAAGCTCCAGTAAATAACTAATAAGTCGTTTATTTTAGACTCAGAGTTAGCATCTAGCACATCAAATATTAATTGATTTGAAAATGCTGATTTCCCAACCCCAGGTCTCCCTGCAATAACATACATCTTCCCAGGCTGTAAACCCCCCATGAGATTCTTATTGAGTCTCCCCCACTTAGTAGGGTATACTCTCCTCCTCCCATTCATAGCATCCTTTACATCTCTAATAGATTGTTCTACACTTTTAGAGATATGCTGGAGCTTGGGTCTAGAGTTGCCGGGTGATTCTTGAGTTTTGAGAGTCTTGTTCTCCATCTAATGATTCATATTTCTCCCAAGTGTGTTGATTTACCCATGTGGATAGCATTTGCATATACCCCATAGTATCACCCTTAGAGCGAATACTTAATTCTGTCTTCAGACATTTAATAACTTCCTTGTGCTTCCCCACATCTCCGTTAATGTAAGACTGATATTTCTTTTTAGCCTGTCTATTGGCTAGAGCTGTAGGGTCTTTAGCTCTAAGAACTCTAACCCCTTTCCCATTAGATACTGACACTTTAAGAGGAAAATAGGAGAGGAGTTCCCCCCACATCTGATCAAATGGGGTTGCTTGAAATGTAAACAACTCCCCTCTAATAATGTGGGATTTAACATCCTCTCCTATCTTGAGCAAGTTTTTGGTTTGCAAGCTCTCTAGGTCAACATCAAGATTTAACTCTTTAAGAATATCATATTCTTTCTTGTCTATTAGATACAAATATAAGTAATCATTAGCAGATATCCCAAACTTTTTTAGAACTTCTGTTGATACTTGTATTATCATAATAAATATTGATATGCTACACCCATTTGATGTTATTCAATGATTTAATAGCGTTCTTTAACCACTTCTCTTCTTGAGAGTCTTTTACATATAGAATGTAAATAACCCCAATCTTGTCCTTATTAAGACGAAGTAGTCTCCCAACCCTTTGAATCATTGGGAGAGCCTTACTATCTAACCCAGCTATTATCCCTACACTAGCATCTGGGACATTAAAGCCTTGGTTGAGAGCTTTAGTAGAACATAGCACCCTGTTCTTACTATCCTTAAAATCCTCTAAGATTTGTTCTCTTTGTTTCTTTGACTTCTTAGAGTGATAGCTCAACCCTTTAAGCTCTTCAGCCATAGCGTCAGTAAATGCGTTAGTCCCTGAAAATACGAGCACCTTATCTTTCTTGTGCTTCTTTAATAACTCTTTGGACTTTATGATTTTACTTGAAGTATGTTGAACAACTTCTTTACGATCCCTAATAGCTTTGTAAAACATAGTTGCAGCCCCCTTATCCCCCTGTACTTTATTAGCTAGAATTAGCTTAGCCTGATTAAAGGCATCAAACCCCCCAAGCCTGTACTTAGAATGAACAAACAGATTATTAGCTTTTTTGTAAGCTACCTGCTCTTCATCTGTTAGAGATACTGGGATACAGATAATTTCGTAGTCTGCAACTAACCCAAGAGCTACACACTCATCAAGAGTAATCTTGTACCTAGTAGGGGCTAGATTAGTTAAATAAGCTCTGTACTCATCCTCTTCAGGAGTAGTAGCAGTCATACACAGCAGTTTACCGTATGTATTGTTCTCGAAGAACTTACGATATTCAGGACTAATCCCAAGATGAATCTCATCACACACTACTATAGCGTAATGAGTATCGCTGAACTTATAAGCAGTTTGATAGCAGATGATCTCTACCTGAGGTAAAATATCTTCATACCCCCACTTAATAAACTCTTCCCTGAATTGATCCTGTAATTGAGTAGTAGGGACAAGGACTAAGGCTTGTTCCCCCTCTTTGAGTAATTTCCCAATAGCTAGTACCCCGCATCTAGATTTCCCAAACCCAGTCCCAGCTATAATTGAGCCTATGTACCCTTTACTAGCCCAAAGATTAAGTGCTTTTCTTTGTTCCTTATCCTTTATCTCATTCTTATGTGCGAGCATCTGAGAAGTCTTCATATACATCTGCATAAGAGTGATTCTCCTCATACTCTAGTACTTCATCCTCTATTCGAGTCTGTACTTCCTTACTGAGGATTGTAGATAAATCTGTCTTAGAATTATCCCCTTCTAAATATACCCTGTGAATAGATAGGATACTCCCCTCTGGGGGGTAATCATATGTTGCAGGAGCCCCTGCTTCAAATGAGTATTCTACAATTAAAGGTACATCATCCTGGTTGTAATAATATTCTTTCATGTTTTTCTCTTAGTTTTTTACTTTCTTCTTTAATGTTTGCTTCGATAATAACATCCTCCAATTTGTGGAATGGTTCACTGAATACACTGTATGTCTCCACCAATGCGTCAGCTTGTTTCACAGAATTAATTATAGTAGCGTGATTCTTACTTAAGAACCCAGCTATTTGACTATAATTATAAGATAAGTTCCTAGCAACCTTGCAGAAAGCATGTCTAGCTAAGACTATTCTATGCTTCCTACTAGTAGATAGTAACTGCTCTTCAGTTACATCAAAAACAAAAGCCACTGTCTCCAGTAGCCCTTTTAATGATGTATTACTAGCTTTTAATCTTTGTACAGCTATCGTACGATGATATGGGTGTATCCCCACATATACCCAAGGACTCATTTTTTATTACGATTTAATAGCTCCCGAAATCTATCACGGATCGCAATTACTGAATCCCATGCTGCATCTAATAGCATAACTGTCATTAAAGCAATCATTATAATTGCCATTATGAGAGTAATAGAAGTTAGTACTACATTATAATCTTCCATCAT